TTGCAAACATAAAGTTAAATTCTTTTACAACCCTTGTACTTACACCTCTTTTCCAACCTGTCCATAATTCAGCCCACATAGACATAGTCCAATGTTGTAACTCATGATAAGGTTTACCTTCTTTTAGATGTTGTTGTTTTATTCTTTCAGATACTTGAGGTACTTCTCGCCAGAACCTCATAGAGAGATTATAAACATCTCTCCAATACTTACTATCAACTTTCTTAATAAGTTTCTGTGCTCCTCCACTACCACCTTGATTGTAAACTACATAACGTTTATCTATCTCTGCAATCTCACACATTTTATCCAACACCTCCTCTCCTTTACTCCTTATATACTCTGCTCCTATATAAGAAATAGTATTTGATAAATACCAATGTTCATCTTGTAAAAATGGTATAAAATCAAATGGACGAGTAAATATAAAATCTGCATCATGAAAGAATACAGTTTCATTATTTAGTTGTGGATTCATTATCCAATGTTTCTCTAATAGATGTGCTTGTAATGATGGTGGGTAATTATTATCTAAAGGCCTTGTATCATAGTAAAACCAAAAGTTTACACCAGGATATTTAGTTTGTAGTTTTTTCCATTCTAAGGGGATTTCTTTCCATTCCCTATCTAAACCTTGAACTGCATGTATCTGTTGAGGAGATACTCCCATATGTAGGAAATTCTCTATATAGCATTCGACTTCCCAAGTGTATCGGTTGATTGCTGGTTGACACGATAAATAAATCATAATTATACTCTTTATATAGTTATATATATTTTTTGAGCTTGGTTAACTTAGATTCCATATAAGGATTAATTCCCATCTCTGATATATAATCTTCTACAAAGGATATTGCTTCTTGAACTGTTTGACAATTTAGCTCATCTATTACTAAAAAATCTCTATCGGTTTCATCTATGAATATATCTAAATAATATCCTTCAGGTGATTTCCAAGTAGCACGATTTAAAACAGATGATTGAAAATCAGAATCAAACCAAGTAAATCTACCATTATCAAATAACGGCTTACAACGATTAACAGAATCTATCTTAACATCTATCCATGTCTTTGGGTAATCGTTCTCAAAACCTTGTTTAAAACGAGAATAACCACCTAATACAACCATATCAGGTATAAGTTTCTGTACAGATTTAATCCAAGTATCTATATCAATACTAAATTTCTTTTGTATTATCATGGACAAACAGTTGAAGTTCCTAAATCACCGAACCCATCTGATTCTCTACAAATATTTCCATCTGTCCAAAAGTTAGCATCTGCTGGTGTTCCAACTAAATCTGAATAGATTGAAGTTGCTAATAAGAAAGTTGGTTCGTTTAAATAAACTAGTTGAGAGTTTCCACCAGGATAGTTTGAACATACACTTGAACAACTTACAGAACCATACTCTAAAGTAAATGCGTAATAACATTGGTCTCCTTCTTGAATCTCACCACTAGCAGATGTTACGAATGCTGAACCTGATAAGGCACATACACTAAATCCAAAATCTTCTGCAATACTTACACTCTGTGCTACTCCTTCACAATCATCCCAACTGAACGAACACCCACTACCAACTGCTCCACTTCTACATTCCATATCATACTCTATACACTCTGCTGGATTAAGTGTAGTTGTTGTTGATGTTGTTGTTGTAGTACTTGTTGTAGTTGTACTCGTTGTTGTTGTAGTAGTTGTAGAGGTTACATCACCACAATCAGAACTACATGATACTCCTGTTGGAGTAGCAACACCACTTGTAGTAACAACACTTACTCCTCCACCTGCTTCTACACAAGCAACTGCATCTTGGTCAGCTCCTAAGAAATATCTTACTGTATTACCTGCACAACAATCAACATCAAAGGAACAAAATCCTCCTACTGCAGTTGATGGACAAAGTAAATCGTATTCAGTACAAGCCGCCGTTGTTGTAGTTGTAGTTGTTGTTGTAGGTGTAAGTGAAACTTCAAGAGACCAAGAAGTTGCACTATCTATATTGTTAGAACCATGTCCAATCGTTATACCTGTTGTAGGATAAGTAAGTTGTCCACTATCGGTATCTTGTATAACACCATCTGCTTTTAAGATTGATTGATAATTTATCGTACCATAATCAATACCACTTACATTGATACTACTATTAACTGTTTGTATTCCACTAATACTTGCATCTGAGCCTGTATCTGTTGTACCAATAGGTATATCATCTAATCTTAACTCATAAGGAGTACCTAGAAAATCAAAATCAATATCATTTGCAGTTGCTGTAAAGTTAGTTGCTGTACTATTACTACCTGTAATCTCTACTCTCTTTGTAGGAGGAGCAGTAGTAGTTGTAGTTGTACTAGTTGTTGTACTAGTTGTTGTAGTACTTGTTGTGGTAGTACTTACATCTCCACATAATGAAGTACAAGCTGATTCGGGTGATACTGGTGATGCAGTACCACTCGTTGATAATACAGTTACAATACTTCCACTTTCAACACAGGCAACAGCATCTTGGTCTGCTCCTAAATCATAAACTACTGTTACACCATCACAACAAGGAACACTATACTCACAGAAACCACCAATTGCAGATGAAGGACATAATAAATCCCATTCTATACAATCAGGTGCCAGAGTAGTTGTAGTTGTTGTGGTAGTTGTTGTACTCGTAGTAGTTGTTGTTGTGGTAGTAGTTGTTGTAGTTTCACAAGGAATACAAAAATAATTAATACCTCTACTATTATATTTGTGTAATGCTTGCATTTCACTAATATCAATTTCTCTACTAATATGTTGATGAGCAATATTATACCAGAATGTATGAGATTGAGAACCACTTGTTCCTTCATGTTGGTTATATCCTAAAGGACAAAGTATATGCCATTCTTCTCTTGAAGGACCACCACCAATAGTTCCACTACATGCATTTTCAAAATCATCATAAGAACTTCTCATCTTCCATACAGTTTGTGCATTATAAGAAGTTGAACCTGTTGGTTGGAACTGAAGTACAACTGTTCCTATACCACCATTATCATCATGTGATTGTGTTACAAAATCTTCAACAGTATAGTTTCTACCATTCCACTCATAAGCATCACCTCCTCCTGTAAATGGTATTCCACCTGCATAATCAGAACCTAAATAACTTTTAATTTCATCCCAATCCCAATAAAAACGTTCTCGTGGTGAACCGGTAGAACTAGCTCCTTTCCATACTTTTGTAGCAAGGATTTCAGGACTACCAAACTCTCTAGCTTGTTTATTTGTCATACCAGTTACAACAACTGTTGTTGCAATTGCATCTGAACCAGATAATGTATAATTTGGTAAATAAGAAAAATCTGTTGCAGAACCTGTTCTAAATTTAAACATCGCTAAATCAGTATTTTCTATTGGATAAGGGTAGTAAGGACCACCTGCAGAAGTTCTATCAATTGCATACCAATCTTTAGCTCCCAAAGTAACACTACCATCTTTTATTAAATATGGTATACCTGAATCTATTGGTTGTGGTGGGTTACATATAAATTCACCATCTTGAAATTCACTTAAAATAGCATATTCATAATTATCATATATACCCTCTGTAATTTGATTATCATAAGATGAAGAAAATATCCATTTATTACTAGTAGTTGGGTTAAAACTACAAGAACCACGTGAAACTGAAAAAGTAGCAAATGTATTTATAGTTTCATTAGGTATAGTAATAGAAGAACTAATATCACAACAACTAATATAATCAATTGATTCAGTTAAAATTTCTGTATTATCACATATTGAAGAAGTAGATGTTAGTTTTATTCCAACATATCCATTTAAAACTTCTGCAGTATCAGTACTACCCAAAGTAGGTAAATAGATAGGATTACTTAATGATGATGAATAAGTAATCAAATCTGTTGATGATTCCACATTATAATATGGACCAGATTGATTTGATTCCGTTAATGTTATTGTTACTATTGCCATAATCTATATTTCAAATTCAAAATCACAATTAATACTTGGAAATCCTGCATCATTTACAGTAATCAGTTCCAATCCTACTACATCATTGTAATTTAAGTTGTATCCTTTTATTCTATTTATCCTATACCATTTATCTTCTACAAAGATTTTATCATTTAATTCAATTCCTGCAATCTCATCAGGTTCGAACTTTATATCAGCAGATAGTATCTTACTATCACTTCCATACAAATCGTTTATATAATCACTCCAATACGTTTTATACGAGGTTATAGAACCTGTTGCATTAGCATCAAACGCTGGTGGATAAAAAGATTCGTTAAAATGTAAATTATTTGTTGAACCACTAACAACAGGTAAACTATCATAGTTTGATATTGTAGCATAATCTTGAAAAGGTTCACTTGCTGCTCCTATAAAAGAGCCTGTTGGTAAAGTTCCACTTACCTTATATCCTAATCTTGGTTTAAACTTAAATGTTTTTTTATCTATTTCACTATTATCTGTTTTATATAATTGTGGTATAATATTATCATTTGTTCCTTGTATTGTATCTAAGATAACAGGTGCAAAATAAGCTCCTACTTTTCTTTCTCCTTGTGGTACATCAGATGCAGCATTAACTATTTCAGTTCCCCATTGTAATCCTTCTGCATTTTGTAATACATTTTGTGATAATCTATCATTATCTCTATTATCTTCATACTTCAGAGTTTTCTGTTGATTAGCTAGGGTAGAACGTAACGAGATTCTATCTGCTTGTTGTATCTTTCTTGTCCAATCTACCTTCTTACCACTATTAGCCCAATTGTTAAAAGTTTCGATTTTAAGAACTCTATTTTCTGTATAGACTGGTTCTATCACTAAATTTAGTTTCTGTATTAGGCCTCTTAAAACATCTATACATTTCGTTTGTGGTTCAAACTGTTGTCCTAATTGTATAGTTCCTGTTTCATAATTGATTGGTGAATCACTAGCTACAAATTGTGATGTAGCTTGTATTATAATAGTAGGTTGAGTTCCAACTGTTATTTTATCTGTTCTTTGTAATTTAACAGTATCTCCTAAATTAAGATTTATTAAACCACTTGATACATAAAGAGCTTCAGATTCTCCTTCTTGTCCTACATCAAATACTAAACCACCAAATGCAACTCTGTTAGTTCCATTTACCATAATTCTCCAATCAACATCAGTTCTACTTGTCATAGCAGGTGCAGCTGCAACACTACCAGATATAATAGCATCAAATTGATATGTTCCTGCTTTTGGAGCTGTATATACACCTGTTGTAGGGTTATATGAGTTTGATGGGTCTGAAACTTCATTATCAAAAATAACATCACTATATGTTGGTATAGTTGGAGCGTTTGATGTAATGTTAAACGCAGAAAGAGGTTCAGATGTAAATGTAAAATCTGAGAAACCTGTTCCTTTAACAGATAAGTTCTCTGTTTGTTTAGGCATTATATATAAGTTATCAAAAAGGGGTTCTAAAGAAGATGAATAAGCAAACTCACCTTGTTCAAATATTTTAGAAAGAACCAAAGATACTCTAATTGCAGGTGTAAGTTGTTGTACTTGTAACGAAGAAGTTTCGTTGTTAATATATCCTAGTCTAGCTACTTCCTCTGTATCTATTTGTATATTTGGTAAAGAACCTGTATTTTCTAATCCATCTCTACCTTGGTCTATTAGAGGATAATAAACATCACCACCAAATAAATCATTCTCCCAACTACCTGTTACATTTGCAACTGAAAAAGCATGGTCATAATCACTCCAATCTAAATCAGATACAGCAACTGTTTTAATTGAATCATTAAAAGTTACTACACTATTTGTTATTGTTACTTCGTAATTAAATCCTCCATTGGGTGTTCTAACTACTTCATCTAAAAATAAAGAACCTTCTAATAAGGTATCTGATTTACTAATAACTGATGCATCAACTGAATTACCTAAACCAGGTACACCTGTTACACCAACTTTATAAGCGTGTTTAAAAAACCTATTGTTCTTCTTTGAACCAGGTAAAGTAAATCCTTGTGATGTTGCTCCGAATACTTCTCCTATATTTCCATTTTCAATAGCAGAAACATCTACTCTAATAGGTGTATCTTCTAATACATCTAAATCATATATTACACCATCATATTGTGCTCTAATAAACGCCATAAATTATCTTCTTGATTTAGGTTTGTTTGCGTATTGGTAATTTATTCTATAAGTAAATAATTTTTGTCCTCTTGGATTTGTTTTCTTTTCTGCAGTTTGATTAGTAATGATAACAGGAACGAACCCACCATCGTACTGAACATATACAGAAGGAGATTGGAATAACTCTAATAACCATTCAGATTCTTCTGTTGTTAACCAATCAGTCTGTGCTCCAAAGTTCTTTTGTATTGCCTTGTTGTATATTGTAGTTCCTCTTCTTCCTTTATCAAATGCTACACTACCATCTGTTGTAGAGTAATTAACAAACTCTTGTTCAAACGTATCTTGTCTATAAGTTTGATTTTCTGTTTTAGTTAAGTTAGCAGTATAATAATCCCAAGTACCTACTTTGTTTATAAAAGCAAACCTTGTTCCATTCTCATCTATACAAGTACTTAATTTTTCAAATCTTCTATCACCTTCATTTTGATTTGCAACTACTGTATAGTAAGACCAAGTATCACCTGCGAATATAGAACCTAATGTTCCATCATTAATAAAGTTTTGAGGTCCTGCAGGATAATGAACTAATCTACTAGCTTCACTATCATCATGTGAACCACTAAAGGTATCTGTAAAGAACTTCTGTGCTAAGATACCATCATTCTCATTATAGATTGTTACCCTATAACTTTCTACAAAAGAATTTGCTAAGTTAAAATGTGAAAGAGTTCCATAATCTTCTGTTCTTACATATTGTGTGTTTGGTGAGTTAGAAAGAAAATCATTAAAATAAGAACCTGATTGCCAGTTCAAACCATCTACTAATTCTTCTACTGCAGGATATACAGTTAAAGAAGAGGTTATCTGTGATGGAGTTACAACCAAAGATGAAGAAGGAGATGTTCCATATTCTTCTCCAAACTCTATTGAGAAACTTCTTGTGTTGTTGTTAGATGAACTAACTATTGTTGGAGTAGTCCATACCTCATCCCAATCAGTATAATCGTGTAAAACATCACTTAATTCAAATACACCAAAGTTAGATGCATTACCAGGTTGTTTTATTCTTACTAAGGTTTCAGAAGAACCAGTAGGTTTTACATCACATATATACTTTGCTTGTGGAGCTAACGTTAGGTTAGTAAGGGAATACACAACTGTTGCTTGTGTTCCATTCGGGTCTGTTGGTCTTTGTATGAATGATATTGCCATAATTTATGTTGTTGCTCCGTTTAATTTAAATAAATCTAATATTTCTTCGTTTATATCTTCTTCACCTGCCATGATTAATTTATCTTGATAATTTTCTACACTTCTATTTACTGCTCCTACAATAAAAGGTCTAGGTCTAAATCCTTTCTCTGCAATTGATTTACGAACTGCAAAAGGTAAATTACCACCTATTGTTTTAGATTTAAATTGACCTGGGTCAAAAAGAGATTCTGGATTAGGATTAATCTTACTTTTAGTTCCATTTACACCACTATCTTGGTAGAAACCATAGTTCTCCATAGTTAAAGAAAAACGAGGTTCTTTAACGTTATCTTCGTATCTAACTTGGACAGAATTAGCTAACCTACCAGTCTTAAACAATCCCTTATTGATGATACCATCTTTTAAGTTATCTTGTAAAAACTGAGCCAGTTGCTCTAATACCTCTCTTATATTTTTTATTTCCATCCTTTGTTTTTAATCCAATAAAATAATTCTTTTCCTAATATACCAAAGAATCCACCTACTAAACCTACAACTCCTGCTGTTATTATTTCCATCATTGTCATTGAGTATGCTGTAGTCAAGAAGAATCCTGATACATAACTAATCTTATTTTCTAATCCCATGTTTCCCATTATGCTATATCACAGTAAGAAATTTCCTTACTATCTGTTATTAATGTTGCTGTCATTATCCAACCTACTGCCTTATCCTGAAATGCTTCTACCAAAGGAATAAGATTATTCATTTGTATCTGTATAGGATATTGTACAGGCCCATCTAATATATAACCATATAAATCGTACAACCCTTGTTCTGTATTATTAAGAACTATCCTCATATCTTCATCTCCCAATTTAGGAACATCTAAAGAATAAAATTCAAAAGTTAATTCTCTTTGTCTACCATCTACACCAGTTAAACCAGGTGATGTTAAAGGCCTCATAAATAAAAGTGGATATCCCCTATTTACTGCAGCATCAATATATTCAATACTACCGTGTCCGAACCCTTTAAAGTAGTTGTGATTATTCACAAAATATTCTACTGTATTTACTAATTCATCGTATCTTACCATGTTGTTCTATCTTCTCTTGTATTGATTTAATATTTTCTTTTGTTGTTTATTTTCTTCTTTAACTATATCACTTTCTAAAGTTAGCCAGTTTAACATTGTAACAAAGTTTACTTTTGTAACATCTTTCTCACCAGTTAACCTTAAGATTCCCCCATCTTTTGAAAGGTGGTAGAGTGTGTAGAACCATCCAAAATGTTCTTGAATACTTGGTCCATCCCCTCCTTCCACATCTTCTTCTCCGATTGGTTCAACACTTGGGAAGATTGAAGGAAACTGTTTGATAATTGAATTCCGATTAACAAAAAAAAATTATAGGCTCCTAATGCAATACTCATAGGAAGGTTTCTGAAAATCTCTTTTCTCCACTCTCGTTTCTCGTTATCGTAATCTTCTACTGTATAATACTTAAACAGAGTTTCTGCTTTTCCTTGTATAAACTTTATATCGTTTTTAACTTTCCATTCAAAAGAATTAAATCTATCTTTTACTATCGGTCTATAAATTATAGATATAACATCTAAGACATTACCATCTTGTAATTGTTTTTCTAAATCTATATACTCACCTGCATTCATCTTAGATATAGGTTGTAATCCATATTGTATTCCTTCAAATTCAAATATAGGTAAAAAGATTGCTTCTGTTGTTGTAATCTTATCGTGTATATCTAAATACACTTTTTGTAACGATGTAATATCCCATGTACGAATAAACTCTTCATCATAGTTAGAAATAGCAGAAACAATCCTAATGATTTTCTCTACTTCTGAGAGATGTTCAAACTGCCCTAACTTTTGATAATGCTCAATTGTAAATTCAACTGGTATATCTATTTTTATATTCTTCATATACTTTATTATATTTTCTTTAATTACTTGGTATGGATAATTACCTTAACCCACTTATTATTAATTTCTTTCTTATTGGATTTGAAATACGATTCCAATTAGTGATTGCTAAACTCATTACTGTATCATCATGCATACCAGACATGGCCTGATAAGAGATTTTACCACTCGGTAGGTATTTGTATTGGAAAGCGTGTAACTCTTTGTAGAGGGGTTCAAATAAACTCACAGAAGGTAATTCTATGTTCATATCAGCTATATCACTAATTAATCGTCGAACAATGTTTTCTTTTGATGAGTTAGAAGTAATGAATGGCTTTGTATCCTTATACTGTTTCTTAATCATCTCTACTATCGGGTCACCTACACCATTAGCTTCTACTAACAATTGTGATTTATATTGTTTACAAAAGTAAACTACTTTGTTTACAATCTCACTATAATCTATTCCTCTTGCTCTCCACATATAAACAACTCTACCTAATTCATCCATAATAGTTAAGACAGAGTAATCTTGTTTAGTACCAACATCTAATCCTGCTACTGTTCTTTTATTAGTAGGTATCCAACTTTCTTG